GAAAGATTCGTCAAATTCCTTTGCAATTCCGTAGGTGTCGATAGACATGAACAACTTTATGTAGCCTCTTTAGACATCGCCTCATGGGACGCCTCTGTCTCGCATCAACTAATCGATGCCGCCCGTGACGCAACTTTGAAATTTCTCTAGGTAAGATTAAACTGCCCAGATAGACTTCTATCACTCTGTCGCCAATAATATGATGACATGAATCATGCGACCGTCTGCTTTCCTTTTGTAGACCGTTACATCAAGATGAAAGGTGGTATGAAATCAGGCTGGTGTATGACTGCCAATGACAATACGTTGATTCATATTGGCATCATCAAATCTTTCCTCTAACAGGAGACCCGAGCTGGAAAGATCGTCCAAGATCAAATTCGGTTTGTTGCTTATGGAGATGACAATTTCCTTTATAGCGCAAGTCCTTTCCCTTCTGACTTTTTCGAAAATATCAAGGTCTTTTACGCAAAATTTAATATGCGTATCAAAAATGAAGTAACTCCTGAGACATCTTTTAAACTGGAAGATAACGACTTCCTGTCCAAGCACATCCACTTCAAAGTCAATGAAGATGGGACACGTTCCTATTTTCCCTATCGTTCTTCTGATGACACTTTTATCAGACTCATCTATCCCGATACCGCTATGGTTCCTCGACCCGGTGAACCCGGTTCACAAGAATCCAAAAAGTATGCAAATTGGTTGGGTGACTCTCTTATTGGTCATTACATTGACAATTGGTACAACCCTGCTGTCCGCAAGTACTGTTCCGAAGCCCTGCGCGAACTCTAACGTACTTACGACTTAATCAGAATACGTTGCATCAATCCACGACCCGCTTAATGGTATCAATATGGCATTATCGATTCAAATGGCGAACTCAACATAGATAATTTCTTACGCCAAGTTCCTTCCCTGTATGAAGACACAAGTGAACAGCAAATCGATTTTACAGATTACAACCGCAAAAGCCCGTGTTACGAAGGACCATTATTCGTCTAACAAGAGCAATTCCATACATGGGATGACATTCTTCTCCGTCATGAAATGATCACTCAACTAGCTATTGAGCGAGAAGACAAATTTCCACCCATGCAGCGCTACGCCGCCAAATTAGATCTCCTTCCATATGTGAGGCCAGAAACAACCGGTAGATCCGGTCTGCGCCTTCTTGAGATATGGCACAAATTAGAGGTTGACCCTACAAAGTCCCTCCTCATAGGATCCCACCCCGGCTCCGACATCAATGCTGCTTTCCTGTATTCCACTGGTGAACCAGGATACTAACACGACCGTAGAGTCACTGCCGTCAGTATAATTCCCCCCAAGGATGAACCTTGGCACAAGGTCACTACTCACTGCATGTACTATACCAAATTTCATGAAATGGATTTCATGGACTACCCTTATCAGCCGGTCTTTACTACCATACACATTGACGTCACAACGTGGACTGAACTCGAAGACACTTATCGAAGTCCCCAGGCCCATTGGAAATTGATCCATCCGATTCTTTTAAAGATCGTCAACACTGCCCCCAGGCCGTAGTACCTTACTTTTAGGTTGCAAGGCTTAACTTCTGACGCAGTCGATTTCATTTATGATCGCCTCATACGTCACTCTAAGTCCTTCCACATACTACTCTCTGAATTCGGTCACAAGAATAATTCTGACATTATGTTTGGTTTTGAGCTCACCTCCGAGCCTACCTTCCCTGCTTTCAGGAAAAAATTATTTGACAAAGCCATGCGCAACTGGTATGGTCAAATACTAAACCATCGTTACCACAATCAGATTAATCTTAACATCGCTCTTTCTCAACCGAGCCTGCTTCGCCGCAACCCTCTGAAAGACGACCGTCAGTATCAAGACGACATGCTTAGGAGACTCAATCTTCCCAGATCCTACTCTTCTTGATCGCCCTTAGGGTACCGCCCTCTGCTCGATCGATCCCACACTAAACTCTGTCCCTAG